TCAACTAATTGTATTTGTAAATCTAAATTAGTCTGTCTTAAATCTTTAATCTCTTCATATAGATTATTAATTTCTCTGTTTTTAAAATCTAAATATGCTTCTAACTCTTTTATTCTACTTTCATATTGTAGATTGTTATAAAACAATTCTTTGTACTCATCATCTTTTAATTTTTTCATTTTACTCTCCTTTCTTTTAATACTCTTCATAATATTTGTTATACCAATAACCCGGGTTCTCATAATATGTTTCTCTTGCCATTTCTTCATCATGTTTTAATGCCCACATATTAATCTTATGTATTCCTATTAATATTAATATAACTATTGCAATTCCTAAAACCTTTTTCATTTGTTTTTCTCCTTTCTTATTGTGATATTATTATATATCAACCAAAAATTAAAATCAATAGTTTTTTATAACTTTTTTAAAATATTTTTAACCTAAAATTATAGTTTTATTTCTTGGTGCAATTTGCTCAATTATTCCTACACAATCATCATCAAATTCTTCTACTGGTGTAAATGCATACCATAAATAATGGTAACCATTTCCTTCATCATCATCACTAATCATAATTGCATAATCGCCATGTCCTTTTCTTATTTCATCATTACAAAACATTCTCAAATCATTAATTGTTAATGGTAAATTCATAATCATTTCTCCTTTCTTATCTATTACCAACTAGATGAATAATAATAATCATTACGGAATCCATTATCATCTTGTCTTTTGATTTCTTCTATTATATTTATTGTATTATCTATATCTTCTAAATAATATTCATCATAACCTGTACCACCAAAGAAAAACCCTTCTTGTGTTGGCAATAATTTTGCAATTTCATCTGCATTTTCTATAATTTTTCCCTCTGTATAATTTTGTATTACTTCACCATTACTCTTATATGTTACGCCAGTCTCAATTTTTCCTTCTTTTAATTTTGCAATCCTTTTTACTTTTCTGCATAACTCTAATAACTCGTTTAACTTTTCACGACTTACATAATATTCTTTGCAATCATCTACTCCATCTTGTACATTATCTACAAACCATTTGTGTATTGCATTTGCTTTTCTCCAATAACCAACTCTTTCTTCAATACAAGAAACTTTTTTAAAATCTACTGGTATTTGTTTTCCATTTGTTCTTATATCAATATGTCCTTCTACTTTATTAAACTCATAATATGCTCCTACATAAATTCTTTTTGTTAAATACATATCTAATCCCATAATTTTATCTCCTTTTTAATATTCTATTTCATCAACTAAATCACAATCTGTTAAAACATAATCCCAACTTGTACCATAATGGTCTACGCATAAAACATCTAAATCTAACAAATTGCTATAACTAAATAACAACCCACATTCTTGTGCTTTCTTTTTGTTGTAATCACTCACTTCACACAAATACCATTGAAAAATCTCTGTGTCTATATCAAATTCTACATTGTTAAATACGCTTGGGTCTACATCAATTATATTATTGCATAACACTATGTCTCTTACAAAATATTCAACTATTGTTCTGTAACTTGCTTTTCCTTTTTCTTTTTCATAATCACCCATTTTACTTGTTTTTATTAATTCCATTTTAATCACTCTCCTTTTTTAATCTGTTGTCCTTATAAAATAATCTAATTCATCATCTTTTAAATTTTCACAAGCATAACTATCTAAATCTTGCCATAAATTATTATAATATTTTGCTAAAACTTCATTGCTTTCATAATGCTCCCAAATTTTCCAATTAAGAACCATTACCAACTCTGTCAAACATTTATAATCATTATGCCATTGCTTGAACGCATTATCAAAAGTATCTTTTATTGCACCTATTCCAAAATTTTCAGCAATACTAAAATCCATATATAATGTTGTTATAGGTTTATAACCTGTCATTTCTTCAATGTTCCAATTTTTAATTTTCATTTTTTTAATCTCCTTTTATTTATTTTCTAATTTAATTTTATCAATAACATTTTTTAAATCTTCAATCGACATTTTATCTAATATCTCATAATCTAATTGTTCATCATTAACTAATCTTTGCCAACCTCTATGTTGTCTGTGCAATTTTTCTAACTCTAAATATAATTCATATCTTTCTTTTTCCATTTTTTAATCTCCTTTATAATAAATATTTTATATCTTCATTTGGTATAATATTTTCATCTACCATTTTAGATATTTTTGAATAATATGATTTATCTTTATTTATTACTTCATCAATATAATCATTAATTATTTTTAATTTTCTTAAATTTTTCTTCCATATCTTTTTCTCCTTTTCTTGAAGGTCTCTTTTCTCAACCCTCGTAATCTATTATACATGTATTTATTGAAAAAATCAATACTTTTTCATATTTTTTTTATAATTGTTTCCAAACCCAAATAGACCAACCGTTTGCCAAACCAACTTTTTTTGATATTTTACCAAATTTTCATCATTTTGCCCGTTAGAATAACCCAATTCCTCGTAAACATAAATTGGTTTATCGTTAACATAAATTTACATATTGACAATTATAATTCTTATCTATATTATTAAAGAAAAAACCGGAGTTAATTATGGAAGATTTCTTTAAAACATATGTATGCTCCAATTGTTCTAACAAAAGCGAAAATTGTAGATGTATACATATAATAATTGAAAAAGATGTTACTACTGCACAATGTGTTAATTATGAGAGAAAAAAAAGATAAAAAAATAGGAGAATATAACATTGAAGAATATTTTATTAATAAACTTGCCCCTACTACCAAGAAGCAAGAAAAACTCAATGCAGATTATTTACAATGCTAAAACACATAAACCTATGATTATTCAAAATAAACTTTATAGAGAATTTGAAAAAGAGTGTGGTTATTATCTCAATCAATATAATTTGAATATAGATTACCCAATTAATTTAAAATGCATTTTTTATAGAGATAATAAAAGAAGAATAGACCTTTGTAATCTTTTAGAAGCAATCTGTGATATATTAACTAAATATAATGTTATTCAAGACGACAATAGAAATATAGTCGCTTCTACTAATGGGTCAATGATTTTATATGATAAAAATAACCCAAGAATTGAAATTGAAATTTCTCCAATAGAAAATTATGAAAAATGGTAAAAAAATAAAGTGGAAGTTTCTAGTAATAAACTAGACTTTCCACTTTTTTCTTATAAGGCTAGAAATGTATTCATATTTATTTTAGCAATATCTATTCGGTTTGTCAACATACCAAACATTTTTTATTCTTCTATCTAAACAATTAAATGTATCATATATAACACCTTCTTTTAATACTGTTATATGCCCATTCATTGTTATTAAGAAAATACCTTCTTTATTGTTTTCACTAAATTCTCCAACTGTTTCATTAGGATATGTTCTAATTCTTTTATAATTGTCGTCTAAATAATTTTCTATGCTTTCTACGCTACTTAACATTAAACCTCTTTTTCTTGCATAATTGCTCAATTTTCTATAAGCACAATCCCAACTTATGTTTTCTGCTACTGATATTGCTCTTATAGTACAATCTTCTACATCATAGCCATTAATATTAGCATTGTAATATTTATACATTACATTTCACCAATTTTTCTTGCATATTCTTGTATTAATTGCATTTCTTCTTGACTATTTGCGTCTTCTTTAAGCATATTCATAAATTGATGTACTGATTTTAACATATAATCTAAACTTTGCATTGTTTCATTTTTATCACCATAATTTCTGCTTTCACTATAATTTGCATAATGGTCTTGCATATCTTCTAATACATCATTTCCTCTGTATCTCCCTCTACCCATATATCTTCTACCAGTTCCCGGTACTCCTCTTCTGCCATAATCATTATAATTTCCATAATCATTGTATGCTCCGTATCTCATACTTTTCTCCTTTCTTTTTCCAATAATCAATATTTGCTAAATCCTTTTTTATATCAACTAATTTGTATAAAGAATCTAAATTGTTTGGGTTTATATCTGTTGCATTAAACTCTTTAATCTTTTCATCAATTTTACTTTTTATTTCATCAATAAATTTTTCATCTTCCATAATAACACCTCTTTATGCTAATCTTGAAATTTGTAAATTTGCATTTGCTATTATTGGTGTTTGTGTATCAACTCCAACTGCTGTTAAATCTGTAAAATCTGGTACACTTGGTACACTTCCTATTGTTAATGTTGCATTTGCTCTACAACATACTCTTATTATTTTAGAAAAACTTACATTTTCAACATCTCCTGCTGTTGGTATTGTTACTGCTACTGTTGTACCCGGTACTATTATTCCGTCTTCATATAAGCCTAATGCTACTATACCTGCTGTCGTACTTGAAACATTTGCATTAAAATTTACTTCATAATAGCCTCCGTCAAGTATTTGATATAAAGGACTTCCTTGTTGGTGTTGTAACCAACCACCACATTGACAATTAGCACTTCTACTTCTTACATCATCATTACTAAATGTTATTGACGCTGTATTATTTGTTAATGTTATCGGTAATTCTTGTACGCTTTGTATTACTCCATTCATTTTTCTTTTTCCTTTCATATAAATTAAAAGGGTAGTATTAACTACCCTATTTTTAAGCAAATTCTTTTTAAAGTTTCCATTAAGGGTTTTGCTTTATTCAATTAAAAATTTCCATTACAACCACAACCATTGTTGCATGTAAATATTGGTGTTCTTCCATATACCGGTGTGCTTGGCACTGGGCAATTATTCAATCTGTTGTAAAGTGCGTCTACTTCATTTGCAAATCCTTGTGAGATAAATGCATTTTGTGCTGTTTGACTTGCTCTTAAATCTGCCATATTTAGTTGGCTTCTTAATGTTGCAATTAAATCATTCTTTGCGTCTATTTCTTGTTGACATAGTTTATCAAGAATTGCTTGTGTATTTGCTGTATTTGAAGCAATTACATCTCTTATACCTTCATTTAATGCTTGTCTATCTGCACAATTTTCAGTAGCCACGGCATATTTTAAATCTGCAATACCTAATCTATTATCTGCACTTGCATTTGCTACTTGTGAGCTAATTCCATAAAGTTGGTTCATATTTGCCATTTGTCTACTATTATTAGATATTTCAGCACTTGCAAATCCATTACTTACTGTCTGTTGCATATCTGCACAGCAATTACATAATTGGTTAGATAAACTATAAATTCCGTCTCTAACACCTTCGACTTGGTTACTTAAATGTAATGTATCAAATCCATTATTTGTATTTGCCATTATTTCTTGTTGTCCGTTTGCAATCCAAGGGTACATACTTCCTGTTCCTCCATTTCCACCAAAGCCATTACCAAATCCACCAGTAAAAGCAAGTAGTAATAATAAAATCCACCAACCTTCACCATTTCCAAAACCACTATTATTATTTCCATTCAATGTTGTGGTTAATGGTAATGAAACTCCATTGTCATAATTCATTTAAAAATTCCTCCTTTTAGATTTTTTTATATATAAGTTGCAACTATATATCTACTTTAAAATATTTCTCATTTTGGCATATTCTTCATCAAAATCTCTGCCTTTTTGTTTATATAAATTTCTAGCAAATGTTTCTATTCCTTCAATATTGCCTTGTTTTTGCATTTCAATTAAATTCTTAAACATAGGATTATTTCCTGCATATTTCATTACAATATTTTCTGGTGTTAATCCTTGCATTACAAAATTTTTAATTATCTTATAAGGTTCCATTTTATTTGCCCTTCTTTTCTTTTAAATCATCTGTTATATCTTCTACTTGTCTTTTTAATATTTTAAGTTCTTCTTTAATGTCTTTTAAGTCTTTATTATTTAAATTCTTGACTTTTTCATCAAAATCATTTTTAGTTATGTATTCAACTTTATTTTCATCTTCATTTACTGGTTTATAAATAACAATCTTGCTTGTTCCGTCTTGTTGTAATTGTTTTGTTGCTATCGCACTTCCGTCTGCCATTGGAAAGTAACTTATACTTCCGTCTAATATAATATCTGCTCCTTTAACTACATCTAAATTGTCAATCACTTTTCCTTGTAAACTATTTGTTCTATAATTTTGAATTGGCATTTGTGGTATAAAATTATAATAAGGATTTAATCCATAATTTTGATTTGTGTTATACATATAAAAATAAGGAGAATATAGGCAGTTTTGCTTACTACTATTTCAGGTTTCCCTTCGGCTAACTATTTACTACTTCTCCTATACCCTCCTTTCGATTAATCTATTTTTATTATATCTTTAATTTTTACCTCCAAATTATCATCTTTTTATCAATTTATTGTCACAATTCTTATATTTTAATTTACTTTTTCTATAATATAATTTCATTACTTTAAAATAAAAACCTCTTAAAATCAATTCTCACAATAAAAAAAAGAGCACCTTTTCGGTACTCTTCTTAAAAAAGGAAAAAATGATATAAAACTTAAATTACTTTATAAATTTTCTTCTTAATCTTCTTAATTAATCTACTTATTGTTGCTGTGCTTATATTTCTGCTAAAAGATATTTCTACAATTGTCTTGCCTTTTATTTTATCTTCTAAAACATCTCTTTCAATTTCACTTAACATTGCTTCTTCACATATGTAATCATATTCTTTTTTTAGTAAAATCAAATTTAATGTCTTTTCCTTCTTGCAACTTTTCTTTTTCCATTGCTTCTTCTTTTAGTTATATAAACCCTTCTTTTTCTTTGATATGCTCTCATATATTCCTCTAATTAATTTCTTGATTAATATTAGAATTGAAACTATCTTCTATACTTTGTTCTATTTCTTCACCATATACATCATATTGATTAATATACATTAGCCACATCATATTTGAAATGAATAATAATATAATCAATACTATAATTAATGCAAAATCTCTTTTACTTTTTTTCTTACAATCTTGTATTAACTCATATGCTAATGATTTTTGTTCTGTATTAATATTTTCAACATCTTTTTTCATATTCTTTATTTCTTCGCCCCAATTAATCATTTCTGTTCTTCTTTATGATATTCTCGTTCGTGGTTTT